TGCCAATCAATGGAGCCGCTTCGTTATCTCGGTTATCCAAATTAAAAGGTATATGGTAGAGATTGTTTTCTTCACAAAAACGTGCAGCGTCGCTGGTTACAGCAAATTGCGCCACAACAAGGAAGTTGTAGGTCAGCGCCAGGTGAATCAGAGGGCGTTTTGTGTTGGTCATGATTTTCTATCCTTTAAACAACCCAGCAAAATCGCTGGCATGAATGCATTGTAGCCTACATTGTAGGCGTTGCAAGCGTTTAAACAGTGTTTTATCAACTATTTGATAAGTATTTACCCTAATATGACACAAGAAAGAATTCGTAGCGCCCTTAATATGACACAAGATTAATAAACTGGAGTAGTTTGATGCGCGATGACTCAAAAGAAATTCTTGACGAAATACTTGCAAAGTGGCACGAGTGGGAAAAAGGTTACAGCCCACTGCCAAAAACAGGCACTAACCCTGTGTTTCGCAATGCCAAATCAGGCCGTGGCTGGGACACGGTTGACGACATCATCGACGGGGAGATCAGCAGCGACATCATGAAGGCCGTGGACTTTCAGGTGTCAGAGATAGCAGAGCCGCACCGCAGCGCAATCTACGAGAACGCCCGTAATTGCGCCACCGGGCAGACTGTATGGCGTAGTCCACGGCTACCCGCTGACCAGCTAGAGCGCGGCGTGATTGTTCTAGAAGCTAGAAACCAGCTGATGCGGCGGTTAATGGCGGCTGGTGTGCTGCAACAACAAGGAGTTGATTAAATGAACATTGACAAAAAAAATGAAATAACTGCTGGAAATTTATTGACATTTATGAGCCGTGCGACGTTTGGCAAAGGGGCACGCTATGCGATAGCAAGTCAAGATTTTTTTAAAATGTACACTGAAACGTTTCAAAAAACCCAAATTTTGGAATCATGCGTTATTGATTCTGATGGTAAAAAAGGCCTCTATTATTTTGGGTGCGGCTACAAAATCCCAATATACCCCGACAACAATTTGAAATCAGGCATCAAATTCTTCAATGCGTCAGGGAAATTAGTTGCAAAAGTTGGCAATCCACAAGAAATCAACGAAAAAAATTGTGAAAATAGTTGACAAACCCCTTTTTTTAATGATAATGGCGAACTGGAAGGCATAGCCGTCTCCAAAATTTATCAAGCCGCTAAACATTACGAATGTTGGTGGTGTTGGTAGGATTGTTCATTTAAGCCACCTTCGCCGCTTGAGCATCACGCCTAGAACGCTGGGGAATCCCGGCAGTGCTGGCCTTAATTGGCGGCGCGCACCTGATGCAGCACTTTTAGCAGTTGCTCTTTTTAGAGCACTTTCGCCCGCCTTGTGTGGGCTTTTTTATTCATAGTGAGGCGATATGGGAAACCCTAAGTCGTCCGCTGGTAACAGCCGAAAACAGCCGTCAGGCAAACCATTCCCGAAAGGGGTCAGTGGTAACCCGTCAGGACGGCCAAAGCTGCCAGAGGACGTTAAACACGTTCGAGAGCTGGCGCGGCAGTACACAGACAAAGCCGTGGAAACTTTGGCCAGGGTCATGGCTACAGGCTCGCCCAATGCGCAGGTAAGCGCGGCCAATGCTCTTATAGATAGAGGCTGGGGCAAGGCAGAGCAGCCGATCACAGGTGCAGACGGCAACGCTTTAAAGTTTGAAGTAACCGGGCTTTCGTGGTTGCAGCCAACAATTCAAATCCGCAATGGCGGCTAGTGTTGGCATAAACAGCTACGCACCCAGACAACCGTTCATAGACTTCCACAACCGTTTTGAGCGGTGGGCAGTTCTTGTTTGCCATCGGCGCGCAGGCAAAACGGTTGCGTGTGTTGCAGAGCTGGTGCTCAGTGCGTTGTTTTGTACAAAACCAGATGGTCGTTATGCGTATGTCTGCCCACAGTTCAATCAGGCCAAAGACGTTGCTTGGTTGTACATCAAGCGGCTAACGGCTGACATACCAAACATTCAGTACAACGAGAGTGAGTTAAGGGCGGACTTGCCTAATGGGGCTCGTATCAGGCTTTATGGTGCTGATAACCCGGACAGGCTGCGGGGTTTGTACCTTGACGGCGTTGTTCTTGATGAGTTCGCAGATATGCGGTCTAGCGTGTGGGGCGAAGTTGTTAGGCCGATGCTGGCAGACCGTAAAGGCTGGGCAGTTTTTATTGGTACGCCAAAAGGTCATAACGACTTTTATAAGTCCTGGCTGTACGCCAAACAGTCCGATGACTGGTTTGCATTGATGCTGAAGGCTAGTGATAGCGGTTTAATTGATGCTGACGAGCTGGTAGACGCGGCCAGGGGCATGACTGACGACCAGTACGCCCAAGAGTTTGAATGCAGCTTTGAGGCTGCTATCGCTGGCGCGTACTATGCAAAAGACATTGTCGAGGCACAGATTACCGATGTGACATACGACCCTGAATTGCCGGTGTTTACCGCTTGGGACATAGGGTATTCAGACGATACGGCTATTTGGTTTTATCAGGTTACTCGTGGCGAAATTCATGTAATCGACTTTTATGCGACAAATTTAAAAGGCGTTGAACATTACGTTGACGTGCTAAATGGGATTGACATGGATGATCCTGAGCCCGTCAAAGAAAAAAAGCGCAAAACGCACCGCATTAACTATCAGTACGCCAGGCTAGGCGATAAGCCTTTCTTATGGCTACCGCATGACGCAAGGGCAAAAACCTTTGCAAGTGGCGGGAAAAGTACACAAGAACAGTTTTTTAGACTTGGGTATGCTAGTCGAATTGTTCCTGATCTGAGCCTGCAGGACGGCATACAAGCCGTGAGAATGTCGCTGCCGCGCATGTGGTTTGACGCTGAAAAGTGCAAAGACGGCCTTGAGGCCATGAAGCTTTACCGGCGTGAATGGGACAGCGACAAGAAAGTGTTTAGAGACAGGCCGCTCCATGATTGGACAAGCCATGCGGCGGATGCGGCTAGATATATGGCTCTTGCATGGCAGGAGGCAAGACCTAAAGAAGAAGTGCCAGAAGCACGCTGGGCAGCTAAGGGGCAGCCTGATGGCACGATACGGACAGCGACACTTGATGAATTGTGGGCAAGCGCAAAACAGAAAGATGAGCGAATATGATTGACTCAGAAAGCATTAAGCACAGAGCAAAAACTCAGATATTGGCGGAGTTTGCTGCTATTGAATGCAAAACACAATATCAGCCATGCCGCTTCTACGATTGGCCACGCCGCAATCTTGCAAGAGCCTACGGCAATCGCATCCCTATGTTAGTTGGCGATTACGCATTTATCCCAAGCAAAATTATTAGTGTGACTGACGACTACGGGACGTGGCGCGGCACATCATCAATTGAAATACATCAAGAGGATTGGTGAGCCACGGCCAAAACCAAAGACGAAAGGATTTAAAAAATGCAACCATTTCAAATTGAATCCAATGATGTTAAACGTCGTTTTATTGACGTTGATGGCATTCCTAGAATGACTATTACACGCGATGGCGTTGAAGTTTTTAGCGGTGCATTAGATTTAAATGTCGTCGTTGAAGAAGTAAAGCGCAAAAGAGCCTTGGGTTTGCCTGGCAATGTTGATCTAGTTATGTACGACACCGGGAAAGCTATTGTCATCCCGCGAGAGATGACAGACCCCGACGCTATTAAGTTAGAAGCACGCAAACAAATGAGCTACACCTAATTGCGGCACAAATACAACGTAAAAACCATATATGAGTCTCTTCCCAATAGCATCCGACAAAGTGCAGCTAACCACTGTTGCCATCGATGCAGGGGATAACTACGTCCAAGGCTTGCGCATCAACAGCTTGAACACGCTATGCCGCGCGGCTACGACTGGCGGCGCTCAGTACTCTAACGGGCTTCTATTGAGCAATGACGGACAAGTGATTTGCGTAGACGCAACAGCAGGGTTGCCAACTGGCACGCAATATTGCAACGGTTTACCATTGTCTAACGGTGCATTGTGTATATCTACAGGCGCGGCAGTCAGCTATTCCAACGGCCTGCCATTCGCTGCTAATGGCGCGGTGGCTGTGCAGGTGTCGTATATTTTAGATTTACTAGGCGTAAGTGCGGCTGCTGCATACAGCACGCACCAGCTAAAGAGCTCCGCGACTAACTGCGTGCGGGTGCGTCGGTCGAGCGACAATGCCGAGCTTGATATTGGCTTCACCGCCAGTGGTGGCCTGGACACTGCCGCCCTTCTTACTTTTGTCGGATCGCAGAACCTGCTGCTGCGATCCCAGGAGTTTGAAAACGCGGCGTGGGAGGGGTATGCAGGGTCAGCCGAAACCATTGCGGCGAACTCGGAAATAGCCCCCGATGGCACACTGACCGCAGAGAGATGCACAGTGCTGTCATCAACGTCTGGCAGATATCAAACCATCACGCTCGCTGCGGCGGGGCAGATCACATGCTCGGTCTTTATCAAAGCCGGTTCAACTGGCACTTGGGCGCGTATCGGGTTTTTTGATACGGCAGTCGTCACCAACCAAGCCCGCTGCTGGGTGAATATGCTAACCGGCGCGATTGGCACTGTTTCGACAATAGGCTCTGGATGGAGTGGTGCAACGGCAAGTTCAACGTCTGTTGGCAATGGTTGGTATCGTATATCGCTCACCGCGACCTGCACGGTTACGGCAATAACTGTGATC